GAGCCTGCCGATGAGATACCATTCGCAATGTTCGCTTGCGACCCAGAGCCTCATGTGTTCTTTGGGTCCGACTTGGCCGATCTAACAAAAGATATTCAGAGAATCAAGTCAGCCGTATTGCGTGGTATGCTGGACAGCTTGAGTTTCGCGTTATATCCGAGAACAGGTGTAGTAGAAGGTATGGTGGACATTGATGATGTCCTGAATCCAGAAGTTGGTTCAATCATCAGGATGCGCCAGCCTGGGATGGTGCAGCAATTGGATGTGCCGTTCCTGGGTAAGGAAGCGTTTCCTATGGTCGCCTATTTGGATGACATGAAGGAATCTCGTACAGGCCAGACGGCTGCATCACAGGGCCTAGATCCAGATGTACTGCAATCCACAACCAGAGCTGCCGTAACCGCCACAATTCGTGGTGCCGAACAGCATCTGGAAATGATGGCTAGACTGTTTGCAGAAGATGGATTCAAACGTCTATTCAAGGGATTACTCAGACTCATTATCACACATCAAGACCGTGAGCGCGTAGTTCGTCTGCGTAACGAATGGGTGCCAGTAGATCCACGGGTATGGGATTCTTCTATGGATTGTGCTGTGAATGTGGGTCTGGGTTCAGGTATGACCGATGAACGGCTGGCTGTACTAAACCAAGTCGTAGCTAGGCAGACGGAAGCGTTGGAGAAACTTGGGCCGGATAATCCTCTTGTTGGTCTAGGCAATATCAGAAACACGTTAGCCAAGATGTTGGAGATCAGTGGTTACAAGGACACAGATCAGTTCTTCAAACCTCTACCGATTGATTGGCAGCCACCACCACCTGAACCGCCGCCGCCGACTCCAGAAGAGTTGCTCGCACAGGCTCAGATGGCAGATATTCAGGCTCGCACGGCAATAGATCAACAGAAATTGGCGTTGGATAGCCAGAAGTTGGAACTCGATGCCGTAAAGCAGCAGCAGCTTGATGAGCGAGAAACAGCCAGGATTTCCGGGGATCTTGCATTGAGGGAGTTCAACTTAGAAGAGACTTTCCAATCTAAGGTAGACCTTGAAATCCTGAAGAAAAGCTTAGAAGATGAGTGAGTTGACTCGCGAACAGAAAGGACTGCGAGCTGATGAGATATTAAAAGATCCTGTGTTCACCGAAGTTATCGAAACCGCAAGAGCCAGCATCGTTACACAATGGCATCTGACGGATCTGAACGAGGTGAACACTAGGGAGAATCTTTATATGCAGGGTCGCGGCCTCGATGAAGTCGTTCGTGGACTTCGTACATTGGTCGCTGATTGGGCTGTAGAAAAAAAGCATAAATCTAAGAAACGGAGAAAATAGTGAGCGAAACAACAGTCACCAACCCATCAGGGAGTGACCGTAAACGTCGCACTATGGACGAGATTTCAAGCTCGTTCAATGAGATGCTTGTCGGAGAACCAGAAGAGCAACCCGAGCCAGTTGAGGCAGAGGACTCCCTGGAAGAGCATGAGGTAGAATCCGAATTATCCGACGATTTGGATGAAGTGGATGAGTTCGCAGACGAGGAAGCTGACGAAGAACAATCCGAAGGCGAAGGTGCAACCTACCGTGTACTCGTAGACGGCAAAGAGATGCAAGTTCCGCTGGACGAACTCTTATCGGGCTACCAAAGGGGATCGTCATTCACACAAAAGAGTCAGGCGTTGGCAGATGAGCGCAATGCGTTCGCTGACCAGCAAACGGCTCTGGGGCAGGAGCGCGAGACATATGCAAACGTGCTTCAGCAACTTCGGCAACAGATGGAATCTGCCGCACAACCGAACATTGATTGGGATACGCTAGAGCGACAAGACCCCGTTCAATGGCTAAAGCTCAAGCAGATGGAGCGAGATCGGCAAGGGCAGATTCAGGCCGTACAAGAGGAACAAGTGCGTATGCAGCAACTCTTACAGGGACAGCAATCTGAGGAACTGGAAAGACGCCTTTCCCAAGAACGGACAATGGTGCTGGAAAAGATTCCTGAGTGGTCCGACTCGGATCTTCAGGCCGATGAACAGCGAAAGCTGTTAGAGTATGGTAAGACACTAGGATTCAGTGACGAAGAATTGGGTCAAATTTACGACCATAGAGCATTAATCGCGTTACGGGATGCATGGCGTTACAACCAACTCACCAACGGCGAGAAGCTCCAGGCGGCTAAATCGAAAATCGGAAGCGCAAAAGGTGGGAACAAGGAGACTTCCCAGAGGGTGCGCTCCCGTAAGCAGAAAGCTATGAGGCAAAAGCTGAGAGACACCGGAAAGGTGGACGATGCCGCAGCCTTGTTTGGTTCACTGCTTGCGGACTAACTAAAAGTCAAATTATGGCAGTTGTAGCCAATACGTTCACTACTTACGATGCCAAAGGGATCAGGGAAGATTTATCTGACTTAATTGCAGATATCTCTCCGACGCAGACTCCCTTTCAGAGCAACATTGGCAGTCGTGACGCAGAGAACACATACTTCGAGTGGCAAACGGACAGCCTTAGTGCTGCTTCAGCCACGCCCGTAGTTGAAGGACAAGATCTGAGCAGCTATACGGCTGTATCTCCGACCACGCGATTGGGGAATTATGCACAGATCAATATGCGTGATTTTATCATCTCTGGAACTGAGCAGAAAGTTATCAAGGCTGGTCGTTCTTCAGAGGTGGGATACCAGGCCGCAAAAACTGCGAAAGAGCTAAAGCGTGATGTTGAGAAAGCTGCTTTGCAGAATGCTGGTGCAGTCGCTGGTGCTACGGCAACAGCAAGAGTTACCGCTGGATTCCCTGCGTGGATTAAGACAAATGTCAGCGCGAATGGGACATCCACTCCCGTAGTGCCTCCGGCGTATACGGGATCGACACCATTGGCGAGTGCGTCTACGGATATCTGGAACGTCTTTGATACCCCGGAAGCGTTCACTGAGGCTATGCTTAAGACTACAATGCAATCGTGCTATGAGTCTGGCGGCGAGCCTACTTTGCTGATGGTATCACCTTACAACAAGACTGTTGTGAGTGGTTTTAGTGGAATCGCTTCTAGCCGTTTTAATGTAGACGGCGCAGAGCCTTCCGTGATCATCGGTGCTGCTGACATTTATGTCAGTGACTTTGGGAACCTGTCAGTTGTTCCAAACCGTTTCTTCACTACGGTGGTGGATGCTGGCAGTTCAGCGATGAATGATTGGGCTTTCTTGATCGACCCAGATGAAGTAAAACTGGCTACGCTTCGCCCGTATGGGATCGAGGCTCTTGCCAAGTCTGGTGATGCCGATAAGAGAATGGCATTGATCGAATGGGGACTGCAAGTGAATAACGAAGCAGCCCACGGGTGTGTCGCTGGAATCAAAGCGGTAGCATAACCGAAACCTAGTGGGGTGGGGGCTTTGGCCCCTGCCCCCGATGGTGCCATACTATGAAACGCATACTTGATTATGACCCGGTAACTAAGGTTACGCAGTGGTATCATTATGATGATATCACGGGCAATATCAGCCTTGAAGATGTTCAGGATGTCACTGCTATTGTCGAGCAGAACAAGAGGATTTTCAATCAGGCTGATGAGCGTAAATCATGGAAGGGTGATACGCACAAGGTGGCCTCTATACCACTAGTCATCTATCACCAACTCGCCAAGGCATCGAACAACTTCAAGGATCAGAGGGTGATTAAACGCTGGCTGAACGATCCAGATAATAAAGTGTTCAGAACCAGGCCAGGACGGGTCTAATGGCGATTACCACCTACGCAGAACTTCAAACAGCGACGGCCAACTGGCTGGACCGCTCTGATCTGACTGATCGCATCCCAGAGTTCATAGAACTAGCGGAAGCGAACTTCAATCGGGTGGTACGTCAGCCTGACATGATTACGAAGAACGATTCGTTTTCTATCGCAGGGCGTTATACCACATTGCCTACGGATACGCTCGAAATCGTCAGGATTGTGCTGGATCTGACGCCTGTAGTCGTACTTGAGTATATGACTCCAGAGGAATTATCAGAGAGGCGCATTACACTGACAGGTACTGGAAAGCCGTATTATTTCACCACAATCGGTGGATCGGCCAATCAACTTGAGGTACTCAGGTCACCAGACCAGACGTATACGGCGTCTATTATCTACTACACGCGCATAGCTGCACTGACTGACAGCGCGACAACAAATTGGCTGTTGACCAACCACCCCGACATTTACTTGTTTGGTACGTTGGTCGAAGCAGAACCGTACTTGAAGAATGATGAGCGGATGCCCCTGTGGACATCTAGACTTGATAAAGCACTAAACGACTTACGATTGCAGGGACAACGGGAGCGTCACACCGCTTCTGGCCTCCGTATGCGATCCGTAGCTCTAGGATAAAACATGGCTGATACCACCACTACCAATTTAGGGCTAACGAAACCTGAAGTCGGTGGATCTACCGACACCTGGGGCACCAAGCTCAACACCGATCTGGACTCTATAGACGCCATATTCAGTGTCACGGGTACAGATGTCAGTATGTCCGATATCACGTTTGCTACTGTTACGTCCAACGGACTAGCAACACTTGCAAGTGTCTATATCGGAGCAGATGGGGCCACCGTAACAGGCATCAAAGATGAAGATGATATGTCATCTGACAGTGCCGTTAAGCTGGCTACACAGCAGTCGATCAAAGCGTATGTAGATGCACAGGTAACGGTGCAGGATTTAGACATCATCAGTGATAGCGGCACCATTGATATTGATCTGGACTCAGAATCACTAACCCTAGCTGGTGGTACAGGAGTTGACACCTCTGCCTCCTCTACGACAGTCACGTTTGCACTTGATTTGTCCGAGCTTTCGACATCAACAAGTGATGGTGACGGTGACTTTTTTGCTGTAGTCGATTCAAGCAATGCTCAGAAGAAACTGACCAAAGCAAACATTGACATTAGTGGGTTCAACACAGCGGTTGCTACTTCAATCACTGGAACGGGTGCCCTCAACGCTGGAAGCATCACCTCTGGATTTACCTCTATAGATGTTGGTGCTGGTGCAATTACAACGACAGGCACGGTGTCTGGTACTACGCTCGCCGGGACTCTATCTACAGCGGCACAGGGTAGTGTTACCTCACTTGGCACCCTGACTGCCCTGACGGTAGATAATCTTGGTATCGACGGTAACACTATTACAGCAAACTCTGGTGCCTTAAACCTCACGCCAGCATCAGGTTCAGCTATCGTTTTAGATGGAACCATCAATGTAGATGCAGGAGTGGTAACGGGTGCTACGAGCATCACAAGCACGGACTTTGTTGGTAATGTCACAGGAAACCTGACGGGAACCGTACTAACGGGTACTCAGGGTTCGATTACAAGTGCATCCAACTTGGTCACGGTCGGAGCTTTGGATTCGGGTTCAATCACATCAAACTTCGGGACCATCAACACGGGATCGTCCTCAGTAACTGGTGGTGCTGCCTCATTTACGACAATCAGCGGAAGCACAAGCCTGACGTTAGCGACAGGTGCTACTGTAACTGGAATCGACAATGGATCTCTAGGATCTAGTGCGACACTGCTTGCTACCCAGGGTGCAATTAAGACCTATGTGGATGCCCAGGTAGGTACAGTAGACACGCTTGCAGAAGTGCTTGCGAACGGAAACACCACAGGCTCGACAAACATCATTGTGTCGGCCAGCCAGAAAATCACTACTGACACGATTGACGAAACTACGGCTGCGGCTGGAGTCACAATCGACTCAGTGTTGGTTAAGGACAATACAGTTACGGCTACCACGTTTACTGGTGCCCTAACAGGCAATGTCACTGGAAATGCGAGCGGCACGGCGGCCACAGTCACGGGTGCAACCCAGGCGGCCATTACCAGTGCAGCCAATTTGGCTACAGTAGGCACCTTGGGTTCAGGTGCGATCTCAAGCGGATTCGGCAATATCGACGTTGGCTCCTCCAACATAGACGGCGGCACGATTACGGCTGATACTGCCCTGGTCGGTACTCTGTCCACAGCAGCCCAGACCAACATCACCAGTGTCGGCACTTTGACCGCACTAACCTTGTCTGGAAATCTGGATTTGGGCGATGACGATTATATACGGCTAGGTACGGGTAATGA